GTGTATGAAATTCACGGTATCTTCCCCGATAACCTCGTAAAGACAAACGATGAGCAATACGAGGAGTCTGATAACTACACCAGACAACTACACATTATCTCGTTCTACATGGACGAGAATGGAGAAAAACAAGGGCTTTCGTTCTTCAAGAAGCGTGAACCAGAACTGCCTTTCAAGTTCCTTGCTAGGGACGGCGGTATCTTTGGCCGAGCGTTGGGACGCGGTGGGGTAGAAGAACTGTTTGAGCCGCAAGTATGGACGAACTACGCAGAGAAGCGTATCGCCCACTTACTTGATTCTGCCGCTAAGGTCATATTCAAAACCACAGACCCGCAGTTCAAGAATCGTAATAAACTTGGTGATTTGGAAGATAACGAAGTGCTTTCACTTCAGGAGAATAGGGACATAGCACAGATTGACACTACACCTCGAAACATCAACCTCTTTTACCAGTCCATTGAGACTTTTACTGACAATGCGAACAGGATTTCTGCCGCAGGAGACATTCTTCAGGGTGATGAACCCTCATCGGGTACGCCGTTCAAGTCAGTAGAAGCGCAGATACTCGAAAACAAAGGGCTTCACAACTGGCGCAGAGGACTACTTGCCACCTTTATGGATGAAATCTACCGCGATTGGGTCATTCCCCGCCTTTCAAAAGCCGTTACCGAGGAAAAAACCTTTCTTTCCATCCTTTCAGCAGACGAAGTACAGGAAATTGCTGATAAGGTGGCACGCAATAGGGTAAATACGGCCATAAAGAAGATGATACTGGACGGTGAATTGGTAGACCCCGAAGAAATGGAGGTCTTACGAGAAGAAACCTACCGAGATACGATAGCAAAAGGCACTAAACGCTTCCTCCGCATCCTAAAAGGCGAGTTCAATAACGAGGAATTGGATGTAGTAACCAATATCGCAGGTAAACAGAAGAATCTTGCCCTTATGACCGACAAAATCGTAAACGTGGTGCGTCAGATTATCGCCACTCCACAAGTACGCCAAGACCCCGAACTGGTGAAACTCGTCAATGTGATTCTCGAATCGTCAGGACTTTCACCAATGCTCTTAGGAGCAACTAGACCCGTCCCACAGCAACCAGGTAACACCGAGCCACTACAAGAACTAGCCGCTCAAAATGCTCAATAACCTTGAACAGGCCTTCGTACAGCGTTTTGTAGAAGAAGATGGAATGGCATTGGCTGTCAAGAATGCTATAATGGAACATATCAGAAATTCTATCCCAACCGATATGAGTGGTGATAATGAAATGCTCGGACAGAAGTTACGCGCCTACGATACGGCTAAAAAACTCATCAACGATTCTTTTTTAGCAATAGAAGAATATAAAGGTCGTGGAAAAATTACTAATCAAAATAACTTAGAACGATGACAGAAGTATTAAAGGCGGTTTCAGTTGCCCTTACTTCCTTATTGGCATTGTTGACTGCCTATATGGTTGGTACGGTAAATCCTGCTACCCCGTCGTTTGGTTCAACTGTTGGTCAGGAATATATCGCAACCACAACGGGTCAAACCGCGATTTACGGTAACACAATTACAGGTACTAAGTTGGTGAAGTCAGGTCAGGGTGCATTGGGTAATATCGTAATTACAGGTGCAAATACAGGAGTTGTGAATATATACGATGCAACCACCACATCCGTCTTACTTCGCGCACCTGCACTTGCAACTTCGTCCATCTTGGTTGCAACACTCCCCGCTTCGCTTGCCGCAGGAACGTATCTATTTGACCACAACGTAAGATACGGTGTTTATCTGGAATTGGTGTCGGGTATTATGCCCACAACTACAATTCACATTCGATAGTTCTTTAACAATTTATTTGCACTACAACCATGAGAGAGCAGGTTTGCCTCCTGATATGAGTAGTGCCGTATCAGGATGCGAACCGACTCTCTCATGGGTCGGTTTTAGTTTATTAGTTAGGTATAAATCTATGAGTCTAGACAGATTCCGCCTCCCGCGACTTGGAGACAAGATTCGTGAGCAAGCGGAACAAGCAGAGTCAGAGGCCGCGAGAGAGGAGGATAAGGAATTAAAAAGGTCGAAAATTACTAAGAAAAAGAGCAGAAAAACAAAATAATGAAAACTAAACTTACAGTAGGGGCTGCGGTAGTTGCTCTGGTCTTATCCGTCCTCGCAATTACCAACAAACCTGTGAAGCAGGTAATAGAACGAGTTGTTGAAAAACAAATCGGTGCTGTTCCTGGTAATTCAGTTGATGGGCGTGAATGGTCAGTGGGAGGTGTGAACAAAATCTTTGATTCACAAAACTTCAAATCAGCAACATCAACATTCTGTGTGATTAAACCACCAACGGCCACCTCAACCCTGATAGAGTTCACCGCCAAGAATACCAGTGCGACTTCTACTACGGTCTTGTACGTTCTAGAAAAGCGAACCAATGGATACGCACCACTACTATCGGTAGCAACATCAACTGACGTAATTGCTAGTGCAACACTCTCTGCGTCTGATGATGCAACCTTCAGAGCGTTTGCGACTTCTTCACCAGTTCAAGGTGCGGTTGGAGGATTACTTAGTGTAAATGATTTACTTGAAATAACACCCTCGCAATATCTCGTCTTTTACGGAAAAAATGGTGGAGGGGGAAGTATAAATCAGGCCACCAGTATAGGAACTGTCTTTTCAGGTCAGTGCAACGCAACACTCCAAGAGGTTCAGTAATCTCACGGGTTTTCAGTCCCGCCAAAACTGCGATAGTCGGTCAATAGTTATCACTCTACCCGCCTACCATTATTCAAAAGTGAATACCATTTATCATTATGGATGAAAAAAATGAGTTGGATGAGAATCTCGACTTACCAGTAGTAAATGAAGGTGAGGAAGATTCTACCGACTGGAAATCGGAAGCACAAAAACTTCGGGACAAGGCTATTGCACAGCGCGAGAGGACTAAGGTTCTCAAAAACGAACTCAAAGAACTCCGCGACTTCAAAGCCAAAGCCGAAGTCAAACCCGAACCAGTCAAAACAAATGAGCCTGATTACGGAAAGTTGGCATATTTACACGCTCGGCAAATAACGCATGATGAGGACATCAAAATGGTCAACGAGGAGTCTGAAAGACTCAAACTCCCGTTGCACGCAGTCCTCGAAATGGAACACGTCAAATCCCGCCTCAAGACTAATTTAGAGAAACGGGAGGCCGCCGATGGTCTACCCTCACAAGGGAATCGGTCAGGCGCACGACCCAAAGACGTGGAATACTGGCTTGCTAAAGGCGGACTACCCGATGACCAAGAGTTAGCGGAAAAAGTAGTCGCCGCAAGAGAAAAACAAGCAGTCGGAAAGAAATTTGCTGACGAAATGTTCAACAATTAGTCGAACGTACACGGCCATTTGATTATCAAAAACTGATTACAAATGGCAAACACAATAACATATAACAAGCACGATTACGTTACAAAACTTCGTGCTCGTCTCAATCGCCCGACTACTTGGAGTGAGGTCATGAAACCTATCTACTCCGATGTTCGCACGATTGTAAACTCGTATATCTCAACTGAACCTTCAGTTCAGACAGGTACACGAGGAACTGCGTACACCTACCAGGACATCGCATTGACTGCTGACACGCTGACCATCTCGACCTATCGAAATCTCCCGATTTTGATTGACGAGGCGGATAGATACCAGCAGACCTACTTGCGCCAGATGGAAATCGCTGATTTTCAAGGAAAGAAAATCAACGAATACGTTGAAGCACAAGTTCTCGCACAGCACACCTCATGGAAGGACTTTGGTGCTGGAGACCTTGCGAACACCTCGGCAGATGACACCACGCAGATTACGGTTTCAGCAACCAACGTTGATGACATCATTCGCGCCCTCAAACGAAAACTCTATGCCAACAACTGCCTAGAGGCTTCAAAGGAACGCGGTGTCTTTATCGTATGGCGTCCACAGGACTACGAACTCCTCGAAGCGTTCGTACAGGCAAACGGCTTCTCCGAGGCCGACATCGCCCTCAAAAACGGCGTGCCTGTCGGTATGCGCTATATGGGAGTGGAACACTACCTCTCAAATGACCATACCGCTAACCACCTCTTTGCAGGTGTAAAGGGTTCAGGTGAAATCGGTATCCTTCGCTCGACCTATGGCCGCGTGAAGTTTATCGAGGACCCTGGATTGGTTTCAGGATTGGGTGTAGTGGCTCGCGTTGACTACGGATTCAACTTCCCAACGTCAGGCGACCTCGACCACCTCTATGTGGACATAAACGTAGCGTAGAGTATCTCCTCTGCCCCCTCTGGGGGTAGGGATAGGTAAAAAAATAAAATGACACTTGCACAACTTCAAAGTTATTGGTATCGCAGGACAAAGACAAACTCTACCTCTTTTCCTGCCGCCGACCAAGTTATTGCCCTCAATAACGCCAACGAATACGCTCTTTCGTGTATTCGAGACAAGACAGACAACTTTCTTCCAACCGCATGGACTACCACTGACCTCTCAACGGGAACAGCAACACCCGTTTTTGAATCTCTATATCACCAGATAATCGCTCTGTACGTCTGCTGGCAGTGGGCTATTGAGAACGACCAGAAAAAAGCCGCAGGATTTGAAAGGGAATTGCAAATGTGGGAGGAGAAACTGCGTGATTTCTACGACATGCGCACCTACCGTATCTGCACCATGACTATTGCTTCCCCTGGAGTCATCACCCGCAAAGACCACGAACTCAATGACGGAGACAGAGTTATTTTCTCAACCTCTGGTGCGCTTCCTACGGGACTCTCGGTGAACACTTGGTACTATGTGGTGAATAACGATGAGGATGAGACATTCCAAGTATCTTCCACGAAAGACGGGACTGCGATAAACACGTCAGGAACCCAATCAGGCACACACTGGTTTGCAACTGATAAACAGGTACAGATTACTACGAAACAGGATAACTTCAGATAATGGGTGCGATTATCAGTACAAAAATAACTCGATGGGATGGGGGTATGGTCAACGACCCTCGTTCTCGTTTATCAAATGCGTGTAGAGTTTGTACCAACTTCGATGCTCTCACCAATCCCTATCGTCTAACACCGTAT